GCAGAAAGCGCACGTCCTTGCCGTCGAAAACGCCGGGGGCGCTGTCCTCCACCTCGAAGGTATAGCTCCACTGCTGAAGCGGCCCGACGTTCTTGAGGGTGGAATAGTGTTCCTTGCCAGCGACCGTGTCCAGAAAGAAGCGGCCATTCACCAGGGCATCATTACCTTGCTCGGTGATCTCCCCCACTCCAACGGGCAGGGTCTTGTCGTTGTGGCCGTAAGCCTCAATGAGCACGCTTTGCTTCCCAAAGGCACCGGGCACAGTCACATCCCCCTGGTGATCTACCACATTTAAGGTAGCGAACCTCGCAGAGAACGTGCCCTGGGTGTCATCCTTCGCCTCAAATGCCCCGATGAATACCTTCTGTGCCATTATTCCCTCCCGAATGTCACCGAACACTTGCAGTTCGCATTATTCTCCGCCCCGCCTGCAGGATCGCCGGGCCAGAGTTGGCCGTTGCTGAACCGTTCGTCCAGGGCCACGGTCTCGCCATCCAATGCGGCGTGCGCCTCGCGCGGGTTGGCCGAGTTCGTCTGCCATGTTTTCGTTTTCAAGTTGGCCTGCTCCGCGCCCTGCATTGAGCCGAATGTGGAGGCCGTGGTCACTTTCGAGGCCGCGATCTCCGGCGCGCGCACGTCTATCGCCAGGGCAAACAGCGCCAGCGCCGCCGCCCGGGGCGCATCGTCCTTCAGGGCCTGGATCAGCCCGTCGCGGGTCGTGGCGTTGATCTCCTCAGCGGCGATGCGGGCGTTCTCTTCCAGCCAGGGCAGCATCCGATCTTCATCGAGCTCGATGTCCAGCTGCTCGGTCAGGTGTTTGGCCCAGACCGTCGCCGTGGCCACGTTGAGGCGGTAGATGTCATCGTGCAGCTCATCGTCCCAACGCTCTTCGTCCCACAGGTCGCCAATGTCGGCCTTGCGCGCCTTCTCTGGAACCTTGCCCACGATGGTATCTTGCTGGCGCTTGAAATGATGGGCCATCACTTGGGTCCATTTGACCTCGTGCCGTTCGCGCAGGCCGGGCTGCGATGGGTCAATCTGCCCCTCACGGCGGGCCTTCGTGCCAGCAGTCAGCGCCTTCGGCGGCGGGGCGCTATCGCGCGGGCTGGTCTGGCCGCCGATCAGCACGTTGAGGGGCACGACCAGCTTCGCCGCGTCGCCGCCCATCGAGGGCAGGTTCATGCGCGCGCGGGCTTCGTCACGGGTGAGCCACGGCGCGCCGACGGAAGACTGTAGCGACTGAACCTGTTCCTCGAAGGAGCCCTTGAGCTTCTCCAGGATGTTGAACTCGGTATAGATCCCGGGCGTGCTGTCCAGATCGGGCAGCAGTTGTAGGTCAACGTCACCCTCAATCATCACGCACCAGGGCCCCAAAGAATCCTGGTAGAGGTTCTTGTGCTGTTCGGATATGTTGCTGAATGTCGCATGATCCAGGATCCCCACCATCGGCAGCGGAATGTGATAGGCCCTGGCGCACTCTTCGCGGGTCAGCTTGCGCCCGGCAAGATACTCGGATTCCTGGGCGTTGAAGGAGGATTCCTTCCACGACATGCCCTCTTCCAGGATGGCGGTCTTGCCGCTATTCTCGCTGCCACTGTACAGCGCCTCGAACTCAGCCTTGAAACGCTCGCGGGCGTCCTTCGACCAGGTGGGCGCTTCCACGGGGCGCTGAATGACGCCGTTCATCCGCGCGCTGTTGGCCCAGAAGTGCTCGCGGTAATCCCCGGCGGCCTGTTCCTCTGCCAGCACGCGGCGCAGTGTTTCCAGCGGGCTGAGGCCGGACACCGGATCCAGCGGGTTGTAGCCGCGGAAGTGGACAATGCCCTCTGGTTCGATCTTGAGCAGAGACCCGGCCAGAGTGACCTCATAGCGCACCGGCACAATCCCGCCGAAGGGCGTCACCCACGGCGGGGGCACGCGCAAGAGGGCTTTCGGCGGGCTGCCCACCTTCAGCCAGTAGGCGTTGAAGTAGATCCCCAGGTCGGCCATCAGGCTCTCTATAAGGTGGTAGCGGGTGACCTTAAACGCCGCGGGCAGCGGCTGCTCGATCAGTTTTGCCAGCGGGTGATCGCGCAGGCGCAGCCGGTCGGTCTCTCCCTTGCGCTGGAAGACGTGCAGGCCCAGTTGAGCGATGTTGCGGGAAAGGAAGTCCACGCAGGTGCGCACGTTGGGCTGCGTCTTGTAGAGCGTGGCGTAGTCGTAGTTGAAGGCGTTGTACATGCGCAGGCTGCCATAGGAGTACGACGGAGACCAGGCCGTCTCCTGAGCGATCAGCGCGCCGAGGGACTGCACTACAGCCATCAGCCGAGCACCTTATCGTCAGATGGCCAGAGACCATGTCGCTTGCCAGCCGCCTCTATCAAGCGGCGCACTACGGCTCCCATGCTTTCGCCCCTCTCCCTCGCGAGTTCCTTCAGCGCCGTTTTCTCGCGACTTCTCAATTGAACAAGAAAAGGCCAGTCCTTCTTCTCTCGCATTGGTCCTGCCTCCGCGGGTTCAGCAGACATCAGCCGATCACCTGTACGAACTCAACGTTTGCCGTCGGAACCAAAACTTCGCCGTCCATCATCACCGCCTCCATGCGCGGCCTGAGCATCTGCGCGTCGCGCAACACCAGATACCCACCCCGTCGCTGCCACAGCACGCCGCGAAACGCCGGGGTGTCAGCGCCCTTCAGGTTCACGATCACTCTCTTGAGCGTCGGGTAGCGGTCGAACAGCATCATGCCGCCTCCAATCCGTGATCCTCGTAGACCGATCTCCGGGCCTTGGGCCTGCGCGAAACACGATCTATGGCCATGATAAGCGCCACCATCCCATCGATCTTTTCCGTGGACTTGGCCTTGTTTGGCTTGATGTTCCCCGCCGGATCGGTGGACACCACCATGTTGTCGGCCATCCAACGCAGCACGGGATTACCGCCGTGGACGATGCGCTTGCCCAGCACCAGGTTGAGCAGTTCCTTCGTGGGCGCGCTCATGCTGGCGAACCCCTGGCCGATGGGTACAACTTCCAAGCCGCCATCCTGCAAGTCCTGGGTCAACTGCGTTGCCCCCCAACGATCAAAGCCGATCTCGTGGATGAAATAGGTCTGCGCAAGATTGTCGAGTTTGGCCTCGATCGCCTTGTAGTCGATCACGTTGCCCTCGGTTGCCTGGATAAAGCCCTGCTTGACCCATTGATCGTAGGGCACGCGGTCGCGTTGGGAGCGCTCCAGGATGTTATCTCCCGGCACCCAGAAGAAGGGCAGCACGTCATAGAGCGTGCGATAGACGGGCAGTGCATCGCCGCCATCGTCTTCAGTTTCCCCTACCTGTTCCTCACGCGGGAATACCAGCACCAGCGCGGCGATGTCGGTCGTACTGGCGAGGTCTAGCCCCGCGTAACACTCGCCCCCCGCCAGCGCCCCCACGTCCAGCTTCTCATCGCAGGCATCCCAGCTAGCCAGGGGCAGCCAGCGCGTCTCCTGACGCGTCCACTGATTGAGATGCAACCGGCGAAAGGTATTCTCATAAGCCGGCGTCTCTTGGGCTCGCCGAGACTGCTGTTCCAGGTAGGACAGTTTCAGGGTCACGCCCAAGGATGGGTTCACCCGCGCCCAGACTTCGGGATCGTCCCAACGATCTTCTTCCACGGCGCAATACACCAGGGGCAGAAACGTAGGATCTTCGATCACGCCGGAGGCCACCTTCAGCGCATACTCGTGCAGTTCCCAGCAGATCGAATGTCTGTCATAACCCGCCGTCGTGATGTAGAAAGTCAGGGGCTGTCGGCGCGCCCCCGTGGAGGTGGTCAGCACGTCGATCAGTCGGCGGTTGGGCTGGACATGCACTTCGTCCACGATGACCCCGGAGGCGTTGAAGCCGTGCGAGGTCGCCGCTTCAGCCGGGATGGCCCGATAGAAGGATGCTGTCTCCTGGACCACGATCCGCTTCGTGGAATCGATCACCCTGCACTTGCGGGCCAATTCGGGGGAGCGCTTTACCATCTCCGACGCTACGCGATAGATGATGCTGGCCTGGTCTGCGTCACCTGCCGCGCCGTACACCTGCGCGCCTGGCTCGTTGTCAGAGGTCAGAAGGTATAGGGCGATGCCGGCAGCGAGTTCGGATTTGCCGTTCTTCCGTGGGATCTCCACGTAGGCCGTGCGATAGCCCCGCGTGCCATCGTCGTTGAGTTCTCCGAAAAGAGTGGATATCAGATTGCGCTCCCAAGCCAAAAGAGTGAAGGGCTCTCCGGCCCACTCACCGTCGCAGTGAACCAGCATCTTCTCAAAGAAACTAACTGCCTTTATTGCTGCTTGGCGGTTCCAGGTCATCGTACTCAGCACTCACTCGTTCCAGGAAGTCGGACACCTCATCTCGATTCGGCTCCGGCAACCGAACCCGCGAGCGGCTGGCCGGCGTCAGCCCGAACTCAGTGAGAAATGATTTCATGATCTGCGCGGCCTTTTGAGAGATGGCCACCGCCGGACTGGGAACGGCATAGCCGTTGGTGGTAGTGAACATGATCTTACCGCGGGTCAGCGCTTCCTCGGCCTCACGCCACCTGGCCCACCACTGGCAGTAGTTGCACAGCGCCGCCCGATCCACGCGGGTCAGCAGGCCCAGCACGCGCAACTCAGGCACGATCCGCGACCACTCGCGTTTGGCCTCTGGCAAAAGCCAGCCGGGGCGTGTAGGAGTACCTTGTCCCGGCTGGGGCTCACGTTTATTGAGCGCCTGCTTGCCAGGGTTACCCCGTAGCAGTTTGAGTTTGGTTGGAATCGGAGGCGGCCCGCTCAACTAACCCCCCTTAAGCAACATTCGGAATCTAAGCCGGGCT